TGTTAAAAAATTATCTTCTTAGTAAAAAGTTTACTATCTGCATTACTGTTGAAGAAGCTGTGCCAAAGGCTTTTATTTTTTGAACTGCTTCTGCTTCAAATTGTTCTATTTTAACTTTTTCTGTTAATAGTTCTCTTGTCTTTTTAAGGTTTTCAATAGTTTCTACTAATGCTTCCTTTTTCTTTCCAACCAAGTCAGTATTTGCTGCTAAGTTTTGGGCTGATGTTCTAATTTGTTTAACTCTTTCGGGTGTTAGTTTTTTGGTCGATTCTGTTTGGGCTCTTGTGAATTCTGTTTGGGCAAGCATTTGCTGTCCTTTGTAGTTTTCAAGGTCTGATGAGTATTTTGCTTTTCCAACGATGTAGTCCCTTGTGTCGACTTTGATTCCTGCTTCAGTAAGAGTCTTAAGTGTATTTGCTTTGATGTTGTCAAGTTGAGCTGACATGAGTAAAGCGTTAGTATCCAAAGAAGGAGCCATAAAGTTAGGGGCTTTGGCTTCTGTTGAACGTATTGCAGGGGCTGTATTGGTTTGTCCATATATTAAATGAGGGCTTAATCCTGCTTCTTTAAATCTTGACATTTGGGCTGCAGGAGAGTTGAATTCGTTTTGTCTGTTCCAATCTGCTAAGGCATCTATCCTTTGTCTATTGTATATATCCAAGTTTGTTTTAGCTTGTTGTTTATTTGTTATTAGTGTACTCGCTATGTTTGCTCCTTGTCCTATTGCAGGGATGTAATCGAGTAATTTTGATGCACCTGCTGCTGCACCTTTTGCTGCTGCTGATTTTACTACGCTTCCGCCTATTGCTTTTGCTGCTGCTGCTAAGGCCATTGGGATTCCTATTGGCATATTTTTAGTTTTTAATTTTTAGCGCATCGATTACGGTCGTTCCATTTTCAATGCTAAATTAAGGTTTTTTTTGTTTAAGTGTATTGTCTTACACTTTCTCTCTCTTTTTTTTTAATTGCCCCCAACTCCGCCCCACATTTGCTTATTCGTTTGGTCACTCCTTGCGTCATCCGCTCCGCTACTTCCGTAGTCGTTCCCATACTCATTTGGCAAATATAGGGCTTTTTTTCGTTGTTGGTGTCAATTAGCACTAATATATCAAGGAGTATTAGTGCTTTAAGCCAATTCTTGGCTGTTTTGTTCTGCCGCGGCTTCGCCTTGCCTTGCTAAATCAACGTCAGCAGCAAACTGCTTTGTTGATTTCGCGTTGCTTAGTTCTGCCAATTCTTGGCGAACTTGTTCGGCAAATTCTTGCCTTTCTGATAAATCCATTCTTCTTGGGTCAGGAAGGTCGTCGTAATCTTCGCCTTCTTGCCATAATGGTGTTTTTACTCCATCTAATGGTAAACCCTTAGCATAACGCTCTAAAAGCGTTTTAATCGACATTGTTTGGTCGGGTATTGTCATAGATGGTTGTGTGTTTTCTTCGTAATTGCACGGATGCAATTCTCTGTTATATTGTGTTTTACACAATATTGTAACTATTGGTGGTTTTTGTTCTGGAGCAATAAATTGGTCCATGTTTAAGGTGTCCATGTGTTTAGATTTTGTCTGAATAATTAATTTTTAATTTTCTGTTTCCGTTTAGGTATTGTTCTGTTTTCATTTTCAACCAATTGTCTCCGTATTCCTCGAGCTGCTTCTCGAGCTCTAAAACGGCTTTTTGTTGAAAATAGTATCCAATCTGTTCTTTTTCTTCGGGAGTATATAACTTTTCTTTAAAATAACGGGGCATTGGTGCTTTTTTACCGTCTTTTAAAGGAATATACACCCTTTCTGAAGGGATTGCTTTATGCCATGCTATCATGGCTTCTGTTAAATAGTTATTGCCTAATTTTTTAGACATTAATGAAAATTCTTTTTGTCTATCGTCGTTTTTATGCATTGGTATCTGAGAAGCTTTAGAAATATATTTTAAAGTGTATCCTATTGAAGCTTCTGAAACCTCGCCAATGTGTATGTTTCCGATAGATTTGTTATTTAATGCCCATGCTCTGTTAACATACTCCGCGTTCGCGTTGAATAAAACTATATGGTAGTGGGGTCTTTTTGTTTTTCCCCCGTATTCCCCACAAGCGTAATATTTTATCGATTTGGCATCTGATACATTTTCGTGACATTTTCTTAGTCTTTTAAAGAATTTTTGTAAATCGGTTTTAGAAAGATTCATAAAACCATTTTTTGTTATTGGTACATATTGCGTGTCGTAAGTAAGAGTAACAAAGAGAGCAGAGTTCGACCTCTCGCCCTCTTTGATTAATCTTACACTCCATGCTGATGTTCTCCTTCTCTTACAGTTTAGGCACTTGCTACAAGGTACAAGATGACCACCGTTTTCTTCTGTAAGTTTAAAAGGATTCATGCAATGAGTAGACATTAAATAGTAGGTGTACCAAATTTTGGCATTGGTCGCAATGCTTGTATTTTATTGTATACATGGCAATATAATGGGTCTGTTCCGTCTTCTACTGCAAAAATACGTGTTGTTTGTGATGGAGAACATTCTACAAATTCTTTATTAAGATTTGGTTGGTTTTGAAATATTCTTCCTAAATGCCAATAATCTAATGTTGTTCTAAAGTCTCCAGCTACTCGACTTGGCATGTATTTGTATTCTGCGTAACGTGGTACGTATCCAAATGTTTGTGTTGCCGATGGTGTATAGGCAAATAATTCTTGGTTTTGTACTTCTTGCTCACCTATGTTAGCGAATGTAGGCCAAAAATAGTCTAATGTATCATTTTTAAGGAATGTACGTGGTATTCCTTGCTGATATGCTGTTGTTGGCATTACGGACATAATTCCGATAATATATCCGTGTTCTTCACAATAATAAGAACCTGATTTTCCGGTTGAAACGGAAATACCATGTCCGGCCATATTTCCTTGTGGTAGTCCTGTAGTCTGTCCTGTTGTATTTAATACTTCTGAAACAATTACAGGTGTTTTAACTCCGGTAATGTATTCAGGGCGTTGTAATCTTGCGTCTGAAGATTTTACTCCAAAATGAGATAAAATACTTTCTACGTAACGAGTTCCGCCTCTTGCGTTCTTTTCAAGCCATTCTTGAAGTCTGTATGCTCGTCTAAGGTCGTTGATGGTTGTATTTGCTACTGATATGCCGCTTGTATCTGCGAATAGTTGACCTGCGTTAACGTCTCCGCTAATTTGAGAGTTTACTGTTACATTATTTGGTGTACCTGTTAGTTGTGTTCCTGATGTAGAATTTATATATACTCCTGCATCTCCATTAAGTTGTCCTAATGGAATGTCTACGGCTGCACCTTTTTGTGCAAATGGAAGTGCACTTGTAAAATAGTCATGTTCCCAAGCTCTTTTTCTTAATGTTAAGAATCTATCTGCAATAATTTGTGTACCGCCTTGGTCACCATCAACTAACTTATAATCTATTGGAGCTATCAAATTTTGGTCTCTATAATACTCGTTATAGATTGCCTGATATGCTGCAAATGGTAAAGCATTTACATTTACAGCGTTAGTATTACCGTTATTATTTGGGGGAACTCCCATATAATCCATGAACTTTTTTGTACTTGCATCCCATGATTGGTATGTTTTAATTGTTGGAGATACTATACCACTATTTGCGTCAGTTATAAACTTTTCCCAATTTGGCCATAATATACGATTAGGAACAAAGAAATAGTGCATTGATACATCCATGCGATGCATTACAGGGGCTGTCATAGGTGCAAATCTTAATAGGCTTTCGCATCCTAAGTTAAATTTGTCTCCAGGTACACATTCTAAAGTGAGAATTGGTGTTAAGTTACCCATTTGTGCAGTTAGTTTGACATCATGTGATAAATCGAAACTGTTTTTTTTGGGTTTTTTGAGTTGGATTGATGTGAAGATGTTTTTTTTCATTTTCGTTTTGTTTTTGTGATTGATTTTTTTTAGGTTTTTTCCCCTAGCTAGGGTTAAATACCTTCCCCGAAGGGAAGGTCTAGCTGTGGGTTACTGTTGTACCTCTACAGAGCAGTATTTTTAGAGTCTTGTTCCTCCGCGAGAGATGTAGTATGTTCTACTTACTTTTCTTTTTCTTCCGCGTCCGTAAGATTTTCGTCTCATGTTTTGTGGTTTTAATTGTTAAAAAATTATCTTCTTAGTAAAAAGTTTACTATCTGCATTACTGTTGAAGAAGCTGTGCCAAAGGCTTTTATTTTTTGAACTGCTTCTGCTTCAAATTGTTCTATTTTAACTTTTTCTGTTAA